GCTCTGTGCATCGGAAAACTGATTTTGACGGTCGATAAGCATGTTAGCCTCCTATGGGTTAGCTCACAACCGCTTCGTTCAGCAGAAGCGCATCGCATTTGCGAATCGGAATGCCGAGGAAGTTCAGTTGTTTTGTTTTGACGGTGAAATCACCGAACTGAAGCAGCGCGTCTTCAATGCTCAGTGCATTGTTGGATTTCGCCAACGCCTGCAGCTTGAGAATCGAGAACACTGTGCGGTTCATATAGAACGCCAGTTTCACGCCGTTTGCGCTCGGGATACGGTCAATGGCGCGGCTCATGAGCTTAATCAGCTCAGTTGCTGCCGTGCCTGCCTGCGTACCGGTTGCGCCGATGAGGTCGGAGATGTCGATATTGCAGATACGAACTGCATAGCGCCAGTCTTTTACGCCCAGACCGCACTTCCATTGATAACGGTCAACGTATGCGCGGAAGGTTGCGCCAGTGCCATCGTTCCACTCAGTGCAGCCATCGCTTGAACCGTCTTTAACGGGCATGTGCGTCAAGCCACCTTTCTGACCTTTCGGATAGATACCGAAGAGACCAACTTCACCCCAGCCGATGAGCCATACCGATGAGTTATCGGAACCTGAGCCGCCAGCAGAGAGAATGTTCTGACCGTTACCGGCAGACAGCGAGCTGTAGCGAGGCGACAGACCGAAGAAACGCTCGGGCTGCGAGCCATCCTGATAGAACAGCGCGGTTGCCATGTCGTTGTTCATGGCATTCATGTGACCTACGTTTTCGGTCAGGCGGAAAGCCGCATCATTGCCGTTGAGCTGGGCAAGGTCACGGTCGATTGCGCCAACCTGCTCGTACATCGCGCAGCCTTCTTCGATCTGCACGGTGGTCGATTTGGTAGGCAGTACGCCTTGGTTAAATTTGCGCCATGTGCCGCCTGGCAAGCCAGTACGCATGACCATGCGGTGTCCAGTCGGCAAGTTGCCTTCTTTCCATAGCATGTCGATTAAGAGTTCGTTTTCTTGGCTCAGAAGTTCTGCGATGCCTGTTTCAACACCGCCATCGGGAGCCATGCGCTTTGTCGCGTCAATCAGCGAAAATAGCTGAGAGTTGAGAACAGCCATAAAATCCTCCAATAAGAGTTACGGCTATCCCATCTGGTGAGAGGATATTTACACAAAAAAAAGCGGGATGCAACTGATTGTTTGCACCCCGAGTTTAGCCCTAAAGGAGTACGCTTAGGTCTTTGCCATGTCCGGCCACATCATGCTGGCGAGGTCTTTCTTCTGCGCGCCGCCCCCAGCATTACCGCCGAAATTGTCTTCTGATGTTGCCTTGGCGATGTTCACACAGAACCGCACAAAGGCAGGGTGATTGCCGAGACCAAGATATTTGAGAGCGCCTTGAAACTCCTCAAGCTGCTTGGGTTCGCCTGCGAACTTCCTCACCACATCGTTAGCCGCGCCAACTGCCGCATCGAGCTTTTCTTTGCTGCCAGCGCCCAGCTCTGGGTCTTTGAGGCAGCTATCGCGCCACTGATTTTTTACAGCAACAAAATCGTTGATTGCTTTGTTCTGAATCTCAACGTGCAGGTCAACGGCTTTTTGGAATTTCTCCTGCGTTGAAAGCTCTTTGTTTGAGAAGATTTTTGCAAGGTCAGTGACTTTTTCCTTCATCTCCTCGGGAATCGGCATGTCCTCGGGAAGGTTTAGCTTTGCCGCATCAAATCCGCCAAGAGCTTCCGCCTCAGCCTCCTTTGCTTTCTCTTCTCCAAAGAGTTTTTCAATTTCTTCATCCGTTTTTCCTTTGAGCGCCTCTTTATCCGCGCCCTCTTTGCCTTCAAGGTAGGCGCGTTTATCCGCTGCTGTTTCTGGTGCTTTTGGCTCGGCTGGTTTGTCATCTGCTTTTGGTGTGGAATCAGCAGGTTTCGGCTCGCCTCCGGTTACAAGGTCATCACTTGGCTGCGGTGCTGGCTGGTCTTGTGAGGCTGGCGATGGAGTCGTATTCGGCGTTGGTTGCGCCGCTGGTGTGTTTTCCGTGGTCATATTCTCTGTCCTCTTTTGCCTCCCTCATCATAAGGGAGAATGTTTCTGGGCAAAACTCGTCAACTAATGAGAAAAGCATGATGCCCGTGTCACGCTTCCCCTGATTGAAGTCCGAGGTCTCGCGCTGACCGGTGAAGGTCTGCCCTGTGAACCCAGTCTTCTCAAGCATCCCCCAAACGAAGCGCCTGCCATCGCGGGTCTTCATGAGCTGGATGAATGATTGATTGAACAGCTCAAGGCGGATTTCATCCTGAGAAAGGCTTGGTTTCACCTCGTCGATGAACTCTGTCATGCGCCGCCCATCAGTCTTGTAAGCACGTTATCGCCAGAGGTGTCTGCTTGCGACAGGTCTTTGGCTGCTTGCGCGCCCTGCTGTGCGATTTGCAGTTGCTGTGCCTGCTGCATTTGTTGCTGCTCCGCCTGGCGCATTTCTGCTACCACATCATCAGAGCGCACGATTGTCGGCGGGACTGAAACGCCATCGGCATATTCATCAATGGTCTGATCAAAGTCGAGCTTGTCGAAGGCGGTGGGAGCCTTGCCAGCCTGTGCTTGCAGCGCAGCCAGATTGCCAACAAATCCGACAAAGCGTTCGATGTTGCCGATGCCCATTGCTTTCTGCGCCTGCGCGAGAACAGAGATGTATTCTACGCGCAGGGGCATCCCCTGAATTTCTTTTGGCGGCGGCGGTAGCATTCCGCGCTTGAGCATGATGTTGAATACGCGGTCAATCAGCGGATCGAGCAACTCATCGTTGAGTCGCTCCAAGACAGGCCCAAGCATGAGCATCTTTTCTTCGCGCATGGTGTTGATCTGCGTGGCGGTGATGTTCGGCTGGTCGCCCACCTCGGCAATCATGAGGAAAAGGTTTTTGTAGAACGCCTCGTCGATCATCATTTCGACACGCTGGATTTCTTCCTTAAGCTCGGCAAGGTATGGATTGACCTGATATGCTGGCGTGAAGCCCTGCTTGCCTGTGATAAGACCAGAAACGTAGGTGGTTTCTCCTGGCAGAATAGTGGTGCGCTGGTTACGCAGCGAAGCATCACCCACCATTGGCGGGTTGACGTTCTTATCAATGCCTTGCAGCTTGCGCTTTTCCATGAGCTGCAACGCCTTTGCGCTGCCAAGGGCTATCTCGCCGCAACCATAACCATAGACATCTTCGCCCAGTACGTCCCATCTGGGAGCCATGATAGGAATATCGTCATAGCCAGAGAGCATGTAGATAGACTCTTTGCCTTGGCGCGCGCAGTCATACCACACCGATGAGAATCGCTTGAACTTCGAAAGCGCACTGCCATCGCGGTGATTGCGGTTTGGCTCAACGTGGCAAAGTCAGTGCCACGGATCACGTCTTCATCATCTTCATCAATGCCGATTGCACCCGTGCCGTAAGTGCCAAGGATGCCGTAGGTGGATTTGAGGCGGTCATAAATGTTTGAGCGGTTCATGACCTCGCGCATGAGCATCTCTACGGTATGCAGCCAGAGCTTTACCGGCGCGTACTCTTGAAGTGCTGGGTCGGGAGTACCAAGCCGAAACCACGGACGTAGCGGCGATGTCACCCCCGACTGCAACCCCGCTGCGAGAGTCCTTACAGCCAAGCGCGGCGAGATGTCGAGAATGTTGAGGTCTTGGCGTTCTCCGCGATTGAGCATTTCGCCCTTGAATCGTGCGGTGCGCGGCGCAAGGAAGTTGCGAATATCGGTGTATAGCGGGATGAAAGAGTCAAGCTCGTTCGTCAGCGAGGCATAGCGCGCTTTGTATATTCGCGTCAGTTCCTCAACCGATGCCATGACTAAGCACCCATTGCGGTTTTGAGACCAGTTGCGGGAGCATCAGTGAGACCCTGACCGCCAGTGACCAGCGTGTTGTTTGCGCCTGTGATGGATTGGCGGCGGCGGCGCGCTTCCATGCGAGATTGCTGAACTGCTGGGTCAGATTCCTGCGGCGCTACGGATTGAGGCGCTTCGGGAATGGCTGCGGGAGGCGGGGCTTTAGGAGCGAGAAAGCTGCACATAGGCGTTCCTTCTTTGCAAATGAAGGCTGCTCCTCTGGTGGTGAGATGTTAGCGTATTGGGTCATATTCCGCAACGGTTTGTTTCGTCTGGTCGAAATTGCTGGTTATCGGGTTGTAGTCTTTGCGCTCCCGATTATAGCCATGCGGATCAAGTGGGTTCTTTGCCATGACTGGGTAGGCGTGCGTGAGGGCTGCGGCATCGAGCATATCAAAGCCCGTTGTGTCGCTGATGCCTTCTTTCAACTCCTCCTTGGGCTGCATGATGAGCTGGTCTTTGTGGTGGGTGAATGTCTGGGCAACCAGAGCTTCTTTGAATGCTCTGTCATAGAAAAGTGCTGCGCCGGATTTGATGTGATAGCTCAAGGTGTGGATCATCTCGGTGCGCTTATTGGCATAGACTTTATCGGTTGCGCTTTCAGAGAACTTCACGCCCGTGACTGGGTATCCCCACTCAAGCAGCCATGAGATAACGCCGGAGCCATAGCCGCCCGTGTTGTCCACGAATATCATATCCGCACCCCACTTTTTAGCAGCAGCGGCGACATGCGAAGCGATCTTCTTTGGGTCGGACTCTCTTACGATTTTAGGCTTAAAGTATGCAAGACCTTGGCGCGGCACGATGACGCTTGGGTCTGCGCCGCCGAGCGCACAGTCAACGCCAAGCACCTTTGCCTCGCGCTCCCATACATTCTGCGGGATATGCCGCTTCATGGACTCCTCGACTTCATCAGGCCCAAGCAAAGCGTTGATGGATGCAGGCGGGAATTTCCCGAACACGTTGACCAGCACCCAAGGGTTATCGCGCCCGTATTTCTTAATCTGCTGCCTTGCCCAGTCGATATTGATGCGCTTCGAACGCTTGGGGTCATCTGGGTCGCCGGTGATTTCGATGACGTGCCACAGCGTAGCTTCTGATGAACATGCCCGATACAGTGGGCCTGATAAATGAGTAGGGTTTCCGCAGATGAGCAGCTTTGCTTCTGCATCTGGGTTCAGCTCAGAGCCAGCGTTAGCAAGCGCAGCCTCAGCAGCCGCCATCACCGCATCGGGTACGCCGCCCACCTCGTCGATAATGAACAGGATTTTGTCAGCGTGAAGACCCGCCAGCGTGTTAGCCTGCTGATCTTTGTCGGCGGATGCAGACCATCGCCGCGCGCTCATGTACCACGTTTCGCCCAGCTCACTTGATTTGATGCGCTCTGCGTTCCACTGAAAGGCTTTTTGCAGCGTTTTGCTTTTGTACTGCCACTTTGCCATCTCAGTCCACAAACCATCGCGGAGGTTTTCGCCCGTGATTGATGTGGCGATGATTTTGGCTTGGTAGCGGGTAGCGAGGTAATGCCACGCACACCACGCAAGTACAGCGGTCTTTCCAGGGCCTTTGCAGGCTTTGGCAGCCACGCGGGATTTGCCAGAATAGGCAAGGAGGAAATCAATCTGCCACTCATCGGGTTCTACCCCGAACTCATGGCGCACGAACTCAACGGGGTCGTGATACCAGCGCAGCAGCGTGTTGACTGGGGCTGGCAGTTTATTCTGGCTTGATTCCATTGCGCCGCGCCTCTTCTGCCTGTTGCAGCAAGTCAGCATAGCTGTCGGCGCGCACTTCCACCTTGGTCTCAACGAGCTTGCCATCTACGCTTTCTTCAAGCTGCTGCATGGCTTTTACGTCACCCTTGAGCGCAGCCATAAACTTGCGGATCGCTACCAGCTCGTTAGATTTTGTGCGCGGGTCTTTGTAGGCTACCTGCAGCTCTTCTAGGCTCATCAGCCCAAAGCGGCGGATTGAATTGCGGATGCTCCAAGGCGCGGCTTTGCGAGCAGCCTCTGCTGGGTCTGCGCCGCCCTCTTCACCAAACCGCTTTCCTTCAAGATATTGGATAGGATTATCGCTTCTGCTCATAAATCACCTTTGTGCTTGTTGCCTTTTTGTGGAAAAACCTCTTTGCATTTAGGGCAGCAAATCATCGTTTTACCTTGCGTTGGTTCGCTTCCGTCATCCATTGGCGGGATGTTCATTACTTCTTGAAGTCCAAGATTTCGCAGCTCTTCGATTTCGTAGAGCGATGAGAGGATGTCGAAGTCCCAGACTCCGTTGCTAACATTACTCGTGACCACGATTCGCATGAAAGCCTCATCATCGATAGGCTTGCTTGGAACAAGAACAGGGATAGTTTCATACCCAAGTTCACGGAGCGCGCGCAGGCGCTGATGACCAGAACAGACTCTGAGGTCGTGCGTTGCCTCAATACGAGTTCGATAACCATCCCTTTTGATGGAGTCTTTGAGCTTTTCATATTGCGTCTCCGTGATGGTTCTTGGGTTGTTTTCGAACGGTCTCAAATCGTTAAGATGCACATCCTTTTGAACCCACTGAACATTCTGCGCGTCTTCACTCATGGACTTTACCTAAAAAGGAAGTGAAAAGCCAGCATAAGTCGCTGCTTAAAAGTGTATGATCTTGGGTTGAAAATGAACTCAACCGCCCAGATGTGAGCAGACATAGCACCATCGACCTGATTTTGGGTGAATTTGTAGCGATGGAAGTGAGCATCAACGGTTGGGACAAGGCGCTCATCGAAGGTCAT